ACAGTAGATGCTTCAGGCTTTGAAGATTTATTAGTTAGATCAAGAGGAACTATCACTCAATTAATTAATAACGCAGTAAATGAAAGAGGGAGTAAAAACTTAATCTAATGTCAGGTGCTTTTCCTATATCAACTGCTAAATTTGGAACTTTAGGAATAAAGTCAATTCAAAATACTATTATTTCAAAAACTGTATCTGGTAAGAAACTTGCTAGACAAATAGATAATCAAAGATGGGCATTTTCAGTTCAAATTATTACTGCTAAAAGATCAGATGTTTATGGAGAGTTAATGGCTTTTATAGTTAAACAAAGATCAGGCAAAGAAAACTTTACAATTATCCCACCAGAAATAGAAGATGCTAGAGGTAATGAATCAGGAACAGTTTTAGTTAATGGAGTTCACGCAGTTGGAGATACAACGATTGATATGGACGCATTTGCTGGAGATGGTGCTGGAAGATTTAAAGCTGGAGATTTTATAAAGTTTGCTTCACATGATAAAGTTTATATGGTTGTAGCAGATGTAACAAGTTCAAGTAATGCAGCAACAGTTACAATAGAGCCACCTTTACTTGTGGCACTTGCAGATGATTCAATAGTTACTTATGATAATGTATCTTTCACAGTACACTTAACAAATGATATTCAAGAGTTTGGAGTATCAGGTGTAGATAAAGATGGTAATTTATATTATGAGTACCAATTTGATGTTGAAGAAGCCTTATAGATGAAATATAAAGTCAAGTATTGGATTAGTGTTAATTTCTTGGCTGAAGAAATAATTGAAGCTGATGATTTTAATTCTCAATCTTTGAATCACGGAAAGTATAGTGAACCATCTAAAAATGCTAATTATACTGTCAATGATTCAATAAAAGTAACCAGAAGAACATTTGAGGAATATGACGAGAAGCCTGACAACAGCGATAAAGAACGAACTAGCAACAAATGATATTAGACCATTCCATCTTATCACTCTTGGGTTCGATACTCCTATTAACATTACTGATTGTTCTTTTCCATTAACTTCATCAATATCTGGTTCATCAGTTACTTATCTAGCGTCAGATCATTTATTAGGCATATCAGATTTTTCAGAACAAACAGATGTAAGTAAATCTAGTATTACTTTAACTTTATCAGGTGCAGACCAAACATATATTTCAGTAGTTTTAAATGAGAATGTTATTAATAATACTGTAACTATTTATAGAGGATTGCTAGATGATGATAACACAATATTTGCTGACCCTTTTTTACTTTATAAAGGAAGTATAGAAAATTTTGAAATACAAGAACAAGAGAAATCAAGCACACTATCATTATCTATTGTATCTCATTGGGCAGACTTTAATAAAAAGAATGGTCGAAAGACTAATAATACATCACAGCAAAGATTCTTTAGTACAGATGTTGGAATGGATTTTAGTTCTCAAACAGTACAAGATATTAAATGGGGTAGAGAGTAATGCAAGATATTATATCTCTATATAGAAATTATCCTAAATATGACGATCTACACGATCTTGATTTACAACATCACATCAAGCCTAGTATATTTTTAAAACAATATAAAAAACATTATCACAACGATACTTTGGTTGGTTTTACTAATTGGGCTTATCTATCAGATTATGCTTTTAATCATTTTAAAAAAACAGCTATTATAAATTACAAAGAATGGAACTCTGGAGATCATTTAGTATTTGTAGAATTTATTGCTATTAAGAATGTTAGAAATATTTTTAAATGGTGTGTTAATATGGCTAATAAATTTAAAGGCATTAAAGATAATTTTACTTGGTTAAGAGTAGAAGATAATCAAATTAAAAGAATGGTAGTTAAGGATATATAATGGGTGGATTTGTAGGAAAAGTTATAGGCACAGTAGCCAAAGCATCAAAGTTTTTTGGAAACATGAATCCTTTGGTGTCTTTAGGTATAACTTTATTTATATCTTGGGCATTAAGACCAAAAGTTCCTGAAATACCTGACTTTGGAACTAATGAATTTGATGATTTTGAAAGAGGTATATTATTAAACAAACAATCCAATGACGCAAACATTCCTGTAATTTATGGAGAAAGACTTACAGGTGGAACTAGAGTGTTTATGGAAACTTCTGGAACAGATAATACTTATCTTTATATGTCTATCGTTATGGCAGAGGGAGAGATAAACGATATAGAGGAAATATTAGTAGATGATAAAGTGGTTACATTTGCATCTAGTTTTTCAGATAATACAGCAGTTGAAGTAGGTAGTGGAGATAGTAATTTTTATAAAGATTCAGAAAGTCTTATTAGAGTAGAGCCTCATTATGGAACAGATGGTCAATCAGCATCAACATTATTATCAACATTAAGTAATTGGGGAAGTAATCATAAACTATCTGGTTTATGTTATCTTGCACTTCGTTTTAAATGGAATCAAGACGCATTTACAGGAATACCAAAAGTACAAGCAAAGATTCAAGGTAAAAAAGTTGTAGCATACAATTCAGGTTTAGTTGCACAAACTGCTGCTTACTCTACTAATCCATCATGGTGCTTATTAGATTATTTAACTAATGCTAGATATGGAAAAGGATTAGCAGTAACTGAAATAGACTTACAAAGTTTTTATGATGCTTCATTAGTTTGTGAAACACAAGTAACACCATATTCAGGTGGTAGTGATATAAATATATTTGATATTAATACTGCAATAGATACATCAAGAAGTATTTTAGATAATGTTAGAGAGTTTTTAAAAGGTTGCAGAGGTTATCTTCCATATAATGCTGGTAAGTATAATTTAATTATAGAAACAACAGGAACAGCATCTATTACTTTAACAGAAGATAATATTATAGGTGGTTATTCATTATCAACACCAACAAAGAATGATAGATACAATAGAGTTATAGTTGGTTATGTTAATCCAGAACGTAATTATCAAGTTGATGAAGTACAATTTCCACCGATAGATGATTCAGGTTTAATAAGCGCAGATCAACACGCAACAATGAAAGCTGATGATAATGATTTTCTTTTAGAGGGTAGATTTTCATTTTCAACTATCACTTCTCAATATCAAGCTGAAGAAATGGCAGAGGTAATACTTAGAAGAAGTAGAGAAGCATTATCTTTAGGTATTAGTGTTGATTTTAATGGTTATGATTTAGCCATAGGAGATATTGTAAATATTACACATTCTAGTATTGGATTTTCTGCTAAACCTTTTAGAGTTCTTGGAATTACTTTTAATCAAGATTTAACTGTAGGATTATCACTTGTTGAATACCAAGCATCACATTATAATTGGGCTACTAAAACACAAGCGACAACAATACCAACAACTAACTTACCTAATCCATTTAATGTTCAACCACCAGCAAGTGTAACACTAGATGACCAATTAATTGAATACAATGACGGCACAGTTATTGTAGCTTTAGATGTTACTATTGGTGCAAGTCCAGATAGCTTTGTAGATTTTTACCAAGTAGAATATAAATTAAGCACAGATTCAGATTATATTATCTATGCACAAGGTTCAGGATTAAATCATAGAGTCTTAAATGTAATTGACCAAAATGTTTATGATGTAAGGGTTAAAGCAGTTTCAAGTATTGGTTCTAGTTCAACTTATGTAACAGCTACAAGAACTATTATTGGTGCTATTGAACCACCACAAGATGTTGAAGATTTTTCTTGTAATATTTTAGGACAAGAAGCACATTTATCATGGACACAAGTACCAGATTTAGATTTAGCATACTATCAAATTAGATATTCTTCTTTAACAGATGGAACTGGAGATTGGGCAAACTCTGTATCTTTAGTAGAGAAAGTATCAAGACCAGCAACTTCAATTAACGTACCAGCAAGAGTCGGAACTTATTTAATTAAAGCAGTTGATAAACTAGGAAACTTTAGTTCTAATGCAACAGCTATTATTTCTAATGTTACAGGGATTCAAAATTTTAATACAATAACATCAGTATCAGAACACCCAGATTTTGATGGAACATTAACAAATACAACAATAGTAGATGGTACATTAAGATTAGATTCTTCTGAATTATTTGATTCAGCTAGTGGAAACTTTGATGCAGAAACAACTAGATTTTTTGATTCAGGTGTAACTAATGCAGACTTCTATGCAAGTGGTAATTACTTATTTGCAGATATAGTTGATATAGGTGCTAAACATACTTGCAGACTTACAGCTAGTTTAAAACAAACTTCTGATGACCCAGATGATTTATTTGATAATAGATTAGGTTTATTTGATTCTCAAAATTCTAGTTTTGATGGAGATACACCAGCTAACTCTAATGCACATATTGAGATTGCAACAAGTGATGATAACTCTACTTACACAGCTTTTCAAAACTTTGTAATTGGTAATTATACTGCTAGATACTTTAAATTTAGAGTTGTTTTAACTTCAAGTGATTTAGCTTCAACTCCTGTGGTAGAAGAAATATCAATTTCAATAGATATGGAAGATAGAATATTTAGTGGAAATGATATAACATCAGGTGCAGCAACTAAAACTGTATCATTTACAAACCCTTATAAAACTGTTAATTATGCAGTTGGAATTACAGCAGAAGATATGGCAACTGGAGATTTTTTTATTGTAGAGTCAAAAACAATCAATGGTTTTAATGTAACATTCAAAAATTCAGGTGGAACAGCAGTATCTAAAACATTTGATTACATATCGAAGGGCTATTGATATATTGATATATTAATATAAAAGGAGTATAAAACAATTATGGTACAATTAAGATACATTTCAGGCTATGAGAGTCAATACTCGGCATCAAAAGATGGTAAAATTTTTTCACACAAAAGAAATAGATTTTTAAAACCCTCTAATTTAAAAGGTTATCAAAGAGTTAAATTAAGAGATTCAAATAATAATCAAAAAAGAAATGAAAAATTAGTTCATAGATTGATTGCAGAAACATTTATATCCAATTCAGAAAACAAATTAGAAGTTAATCACAAAAATAGTATAAGAAATGATAATAGAGTTGAAAATTTAGAATGGGCAACTAGATCGGAAAATAATCAACACGCATGGACATATGGAAATAAAATATATGTTAAACCTTATAAAAAAGGATTAAAATAATGAGTCAGCACGATTATAACATAGCAAACGCATCTTTTCCTTCGGTTAGAACAGACATTAATAATGTTCTTTCTGCTATTAATACATCTAATTCAGGTTCTTCAAGACCTAGTGGTGCTGTTGAGGGAACTATTTGGTTAGACACATCTGGTGCTGCAACTGCACAACTTTTAAAAATGTATGATGGTGCTGATGATATTCTTTTAGGAACTATTAATTTTACAGCTAACACAATAGATTGGGCAGATAGTGCATCAGAAGTTTCACTTGCTGGAGTAGAAA